GTCTAAAGGAAAAGGGTTTTAATAATAATAATGAAATGTTATATTTATAAAATTAGTAATAATACTATTCCTACAGAATTTTATATAGGTTCTACATTAAATTTATCAAGGCGTAAAAGTCATCATAAAAAGAATGTAAGAAATAAGAGAGGTAAATTATATTGGTGTAAATTATATATATACATTAGAGAAAATGGTGGGTGGGATAACTTTACTTTTATTAAAATTCATGAAATGGATGTGGAGTCGATGTCTCAATGTGTCGAAGAAGAACAAGCAATAATTAATATGTTGAGTCCTACATTAAATTCAATTAGGTCATCAAAATTACAAAATCCTAATACATCATATATACCAGATAGTATTTAAGGAAATATTATATTATAGTATTAATGGAAAATATTACCGAAGAACTTACTGAACCTATTTCAGAACCTGTTGTCGAATCAGTTGTTGAACTAGTTGTTGAACATGTTGTTGAACCAGAACCTGTTGTTGAATCTGTTGTTGAACCTGTCGTTGAACCAGAACCTGTTGTTGAACCTGTTGTTGAATCTGTCATTGAACCAGAACCAGTTGTTGAACATGTCGTTGAACCAGTTGTTGAACCTGTCGTTGAACCAGAATCTGTTGTTATTACTGAACCTGTTGTTGAACCTGTTGTTGAACCTATTGTTGTTACTGAACCTGTTGTTGAACCAGATGTTGAACAAGAACCAAAAAAATTATCAATTTTAGAACCTGAATCACTTCCTAAAGTTATTCAGAATTCTGATGTTCTATTTAAATCTGATATTAAATGGTCAAATAATATTGAATATGTAATACCGAACGCATTTGAAATTGAAATGCTTCATGGAACTAAGAAACCTAAAGAACTATTAGAAGAAGAAAAAGAAGAAGTTATTGTTTTAAAAACAGAAGAAGAAATTAAGAAACAAAAGACTAAAGACTTATTATTAATTTTTAAAGTTGTATCACTTAACAGACTTGGACGATATCCAATTCTTAATACATCAACATTACAACCACATGAACTTAAAGAATTTTTACAAATGATGAACTTATTAGTTGATGATTACAATAAAGGATTAGAAATTGAGATTACAAAAGAATTTAATAAAATTTGTATTGAAAAACTATTTATAAATAATACTGACGTTTCAACATTTCCTGTTTATGCATAATTTTTAGTTTTTACAAGTATTCAATAGAATACATTTAAAAACATATTCATTTTAATATTAATATGAGCGGACAACCTTACAAATATGCAAGCGATGTAGAAGATTTTAGAAGAGATTATATGGCGGCATTAGGAATGCGTGCTAATCTTGATGATGCAAATTTACAAGCCAATAAACAATTTAAAGATACTGGTTCTTTACCTCCACAATCTACAATAAAAGATACGAGGACAACACCAGAAATATTAGCAGATACCGAAAAACTTAAATTAAATTTAATTGCCGAATTAAAACCTGTATGTTCTACAGGTATGGCACAATTAGTTGTGCAACGAATTCAACAATCACCATTTAATGCAGATGGTTCATTATTAGTATGGTTTGCACAAAATGCACCTGAACTAGTAACACAACTTAAAAAGAAATATAAATTTGGTATTGTCGGAGATGATAATGATGTTGAACAAATGGTGGCATTCATTGTTTATGCTTTTAGTGCAACTAAAGAACTTTCAGGAACTGTTAAATCTGCATTTAATAGACCTACAAGTTCTTTCCGTGATACTATAGATGTAGGCGATTTAGATAAAATCAAAAGAGAATTTGATGAAATTATTTATAGATTATTATCTAAAATTCAAAATGTTCCTGCAGAAGAAAGAGTAGCAACAAGAGGAATGAATGCAACAATACTAGAAACTGCTAATCAATTTAAAAATTTAGAAAAATTATTAAAATCTCCTGAATTAGCACAAATGAAGAGTATTTTTATTAATGCCCATACAGAACAACAACAACATAATTTTACGGATACATTAAAAGATTTATCAGAAGGTTATAAAGAATATAATGATTTTGTAGAAACATTACCACCTTTAGGACAATTAAAATTGTTATTATCACAATTAGATAAATCCATTGTTAATGCTAATCCATCATTATCTTTACAAATTGTTTCAAATATAAAATCTTTACTTCCTACTAATGAAAGAATTAATAAATTAGAAACATTTATTGCAAATGTATTAACTACAGGAATACCATCACGAAGACCAAAAGCAGATCCGTATGCAACATTAAATGTAACTCCGGTTGATAAAAGAACATCGGAAATTGCAGGTAAAATTGCTACACTACAAAAAGAATTAATTGATCTTGAAAACCGTAAAGAAACTGAAGAATTATCAGATGAAGAATTAAGAAGTATTGTAACAAAGAAAAGAAAATTAAAAGAATTAGAGAGACTATATAGTAAGACACCAGAGGGTAAATTGCCTCAAGTATTTACAGGAATTGAAACCGAAGAACCTACAAAGGTATCAGGTGCTGATAGATATGAACGATATAAAGAAGAACGATTAAAAAAGACTAACATTCCACTTGATAACCCTTACTTTGAACCTTATATATCAGATGCAGATGCCGCGGCACGACAACGCAAAATTGATGAAAGAAAAGATGCAATTGCAAGAAGAGATAGGGAATCAGAACAAAGTAGAGAAATTATTGCTGAAGCAAACTCTAACCTTAAAGAATTAAACAAAACAAAACAAGAATTAATTAAAGAATATACTTTTAATGTTAATGAAATTAAAAGAGAATCTACAAATGCAAGAGAAGAGAATGATAATTTAAGAATATTAAAAGAATCTTTTGACGAAAGAATAGATGCAATAAATAATGCTATTGAAAGACAACAACATCGTAAAGATGCTGTAATTAGAAGACAAAAAGAAACACATCCATATCCTCAAGGTGAAGGACTTAAAAAGCGTAGAGGACGCCCTAAAGGTTCGGGAGTTGTTAAACCACTTGCTGAACGCATTGACCACACTAAGGGAATCAAACAAGGTCATACTCATGTCCCTTTTGGTAAATATATACTAAATAAAAATAAATTAGATTCTGACCAAGTATATTTTAAACATACTAAAGGATATGGTGTTAAAGGTTTTCCTATGACTAAAGTTTCTAATAAATTAGGTCATGTGTTACGAACCATTATTGGTGGTGGTGTTCCAAAGTTTGAAGAACTAAACGGACTGTCAGAACAAGAAAAAGAATATTTACACAAAGTAGCAAATAAGGCGGGAATTATGGACAAATTATCCATCCCCGCACCATCGAAAGATAAACTAGAACAAGATATTCATCAATTTGAAGTGATGAAAGGAGAGTTACTTAGTGGTAATGACTCACCAGAAATGATTAAAAAATTCAAATTATTATTATTAAGACTTTCTAAGAACGGAACACTTCCAAAACGAGAAGCAACTGAACTAATGGAGGAATTAATTCAACTTGGATACTAATAATAAAATATATATAATCCATAATTTCCAAAAATCCAAAAATAATAAGAAATTTGAAACTTAGTAATATAAAAAAACAAAAGATATAGGAAGTTTGAGAAATGTTAAAATTTTTGGATTTTTGGTTTTTAAAATATTATAAAGAATAAAAAACTTTATACTTTATAATGGCAACAACTGCAGGTATCTATAACTATCATCCAAAAGTGGATAACCCTAATCAAACATTTAACCAAATGGAATCAGGAGGATTTCAACCACCATTTTATTTTGGTGGTTCTCAAGTCCCTATAAATTTACATGTAGCACATGGTTCTGGAATTAGACGACCATACAATTCACATACAACACAAGTGCAAGACTTACAAATAAAAGGACATGGATTTGGTTGTGGATTAAAAACAACAACAAATAAAAATGATAATATTAGACTAACAAAATATATGTTTCATAAATAGAATTATTGAATAAAGACTTAAAAACATATCATATTATATACTATAATGTTCGTAATAGTATTAAATTCAACAAATATTGTTCAAGATGGATTGAACAACAAACTAATTTATAAATTTCCTAACTCAGTAGTATTAAAAGACAAATATATTGCAGTTAGTAGTATTAGCATGTATTATTCATGGTTTAATATTACTAACACATTAGGTAATAACATATTTACATTTACATGGACAGCAGGGGCAGTAACAACTGTTTATACAGTTACAATTCCTGACGGTCTATGGGATATATCGTCAATCAACAATTATATACAATTTGTCTGTATTAAAAATAGTCTATATTGGACTATTTCAGGTTCTAACTACTATCCTTTTGAATTATTAACTAATTTAAATAGATATGCCGTCCAACTCAACACTTATTATATTCCAATCGCACTTCCAGCGGGTGCAACAATTCCTGCAGGATTTCCTGGATGGCCAGCAACGGCACAAAATAGTGTCGTTACATTTCCTTCAGGATTTAATAAAATTGTAGGTTATCCTGTTAATTTTGCAAGTAATGATAATGACCCTTTAGCAACTTTTGGAACTCCAACAGCATTAACAAACTATGCAACACGTGACACTACTACAAATACAATTTCTTATCTATCAAATACAGCACCAGATGTGCAACCAAATAGTAGTTTATTATTTAATATGTCTAATATTAATAATCCTTATTCACAACCAAGTGGAATTATTTACAGTCTTAATAGTAATGCACAAGTTGGAGAACTCATCACTGAAAAACCACCTAATTTTATGTGGAACAAATTAATAGATGGGACATACAACGAATTAAGATTAACATTTTTAAGTCCTAATTTATCTCCTGTTGCTATTAATGACCCTAATATGACTATTTTATTAACTATCAGAGATAAAGATGAGGGATATCTTGCCGGAAAATAATCATATAAAGAATTAAATACATTATATATTAATGGACGAATCTTATATTAATAAACTTATTACTGATATTCAAAATGAAAGAAATAAATTGTTTAATGATTTAAAAAATGATACAGAACTGACAAAAACAAATTATATAAATCAAAAATTAAATTGTTTAGATACAATGTTAAAAGCAGTATTTAAACTTCGTAATTTAAACATTAAAGAAAAGTTAAAGTTTTAAAATTTGAATTATAATTAAAGAATAATTTACTTTAAGTCATAATGGTATATAATACAACTAAAATTGTAAAACTTCCGCATCATAATGCATCAAATTTAAGTGCTATATCGGCAAATTCAAAAGGAATGAATTTTATTAAAGGATCTGGAATGACTGGATGTGGTCCTGGTTCTGTCCTTTTAAGAACTGGAGGAGGCGGTTCTGCATCATCATACACGGATATGGATGACTATATTCATACAACTGGAATTAATCCTTATGCCCGTGCAGGTGTAACACAAGGAAAAGGTATTTCATCAAAATTATCTGATAAATTAAGCAAACTACAAATAGCACCATCAACAAGTCATAGAAAAAACATCGTTATGTCAATGTAATAATTTAAAAATATTTTTTATGCTTATGTCTTTAATAAAAGACTTAAAGATAAATAAACTTTAATGGTTAATGTGTGATAAACTAGTATTTGACCTATCCCAAGAAGTAGAAGGGAGTCCTAATGTCTTTGTTCGCAAAGACTGGATTAACATTTTAGACAACCAAAATCAAAATTATAGTAACAATCAATCGATTATTGATACATCTCAATTATCGAATTCTAATAAATATATGAGTTATCGTGAAGCATACTTAGCAGTTCCTTTACTTTTAACTATTGCTCAACCAAGTTCAGGAACTAACATTACTACAACTGTAGGAGGAGCAACAACATCTGCTGCTGGTGCTTTTGTTTATGGTGCATTTGGATCTGCTGCAACATCAGGTGATTATTCACTTGGATTAAAAAATTGGTTCGGAACTATTATTCATAGTTTAACGTTGGATTACAACGGGACCACAATTTGCCAACAAACTCCTTACGTAAATATGTGGAACTCATTCAAACTGATGACAAGTCTTTCATTACAAGATGTTCAAAATCAAGGAACAAAACTCGGTTTCTTTCCTGATGATGCAACCGGATTTCAATTCTTTCCTACTGGTGCAGGGTCTGCTGCAAATGCATCATCATCTGCTGCTGATTTTATTATGGACGGAACATGTAATAATTCAAACTTTAATCAATCTTCAGTTATGGCAGGACAATTTAATTGCTTTGACTCTGGACAAGGTAATGATGGATTAAAATTTAGACAACAATCTATCAATTTTGATGCTGATGGATTAGTAACATCTGGAACAACACTCATCACTGGATTAACTACTACAACATATGGTAGTCTTTTACAAGGTGGAACTTCTACCCTTACCAATTTATGGAAATCGTATGTTTTAACTAAAATTTCTGGTGCTGCAACTTCATCTGGAGGTCTTGCAGGTGTTGCACCTACATACAGTGCTATTACATCTCCTGTATTCCAAATTAATGCCATGGCAACCATTATGTTAAAACATGTTCATAGTTTCTTTAATATGTGTCCTTTACTTAAAGGTGTGTTTATGAAATTAACATTAAATTTAAATAACACATCTACTAGTTTTGTTTCAACTCTTGCAACATCTGGAGTTACTGGAACACCTGTTCAATCAGGATTACATATTT